GCTTACTGATTGGCCTTTCTTCTAATCTTGCCCCTGTATCGATGTAAGGATATTTACTGGGATTATGCTCTACAGCCGTGATCTCATATTCAATACTATCGCTGTCGGCTTTGCCCACGCGCAGCACTCTAAATTGTTGCAAATTTAGCTCGTCAGACTCAACAGACCACAAAAGTTGAGGCAATGGCGTTTCACTGTATTCAGTAGAGACTGTTACGATGCGCCCATTAACCGATTCAATCGTTCTTGCTTCAGCTTTTCCCGCTGGCAGGTTAATAATAAGTCTATCGTTAACAGCAATATTTGCAGCACGGTCTAACGTAATCTCTTTTCCACTTACAGCCGAAATTCGGCCACCAATACGACTTCCTGCAATAAGCTGATCGGCAACCCCAATAACAAAGCCAGGCAACGGAATATTGCCGTCCATTCCTACTTTAAAGTTGACTGCACGGTCGTTGTTATTAGTATAAATGGCCCACTTGCCACGACGCTGTGCCTCAGATTCTCTGGTGCAACCTAATGCTGACAATTCAACAACGTTATCACCATAACGGCGTTGCAATGCTTGGTCTGATACTGAGGTGACATCAGATTCGAATGCATTATCAGGATTATCCCAGCTGATCAGTGCGCGGGTATATTTTACCTTTTCACTACTTGATGAATAGCTAAACTTACCATTAATAACATTGGCATTATTGTAGGTAAAATCCATATCACGTGGCATATCAGCAACTGAATACATTTGTCCATTTGACCAATAGGTCATCCCGCGGTAAATCGATGCCAAATCACGTAATACCTGCCATGCTTCTGTCGCTTGTTGAATATAGATATTACAGATATAACGAGGCTCTGTGCCGCCTTTGCCATCGGGTACCAACTGATCGCAATATTGAGCTATATTGTAAAGCTCCCACTTATCTACCAATGCTGCAGTCATTCTTCTGCCAGTACCAAAGCGATCATCCAGTATAATGTCGTAACTCACCCATGCTGGGTTATCAGTCCACTCAACTTTAAATGCCCCATCCCACACGCCAGAGTAAGTTCGAGTCGATGAGTTATAATTTGTCGGTACTTTTACCTTGCGCATATTAGGTTCGCACGACACCACTGGAATATTCTGGAATTGGCTGGCGTCAAACTCAACATAAAGCAAAGCTGTATTAGGGTACTTAAGCTTACGATCAATAACATCCGTGATCGCAGAAATCTGCATAGTATCGGCTACGCGATTATTATTTTGATTGGCAGTTAACCGGCGTAGACGGATCTGCCAACTATTACCCATAGGCAAGTCAATACGATGGCTTCTTTCATAAGCTTGTGTCGTTTTTCCATCAACAGCAGTATTTAGCACTGTTTGATAACTGCCGCCATCAGTCGAAATGTCAATTGCATAAGTAATGCGATACCCAGTCACATCACCATTATCAAGTTGCTTTTGTAATGCTGGCCAACGAAAGCGCACTCGCACAGCAGAAAGTAATGAGTTAGTAATGGCGCGGGTATAAGGCTGATCTGATTTTAACTCAATACCTAAGGCAACTTCATTTTCAACGGATGGAAGCCCAGGGATATAAGTTTGATGAACCGAGCCTGGGCGGAAGTCCCAAATAACACCCGGGAAGTTTTCTACATCATTAGCATCTAGCAAGGGGGTGCCATCAAGAAACACATTTTGACCCGATAACTGTCCGTCAAATTCGCCTTCACCAATTGCGAGTAATATTTTAGCTTTAGCGATAGAACGTAAATCATCAGGGGATTCTACTGGAGTACGTTGATCGGACTCTCCACCTTTAGCGCCATTAATAGTCAATTGACGTTCTGTTATTGCTGGTATGCCCATATTATTTACGGCTCCTGTTGTCCGTTACTTCCGCCACTGCCACCACTGGTTTGCACTGGGCGCTTTGAAACTGCGATGTCTTCAGCATAAATACCAGCGCTAATAATGGCGCCACCAATCCGGCGCTTACCATAACCAATACCAACAGGGTTACCCGCAGCGGTAGTATTAACGGCACCACCAAAGGCATAACTAGGGGCGTTGTCACTAGCCTCTCGCCCTTTCAACCCTTTAGCCTGAGGACTGAGCATTTGCACAACGCCACCAGCGACCATGCCAATACCCGCATTCACAGCCCAAGTCTGCCCAAAATAAGTACCAGCTACAATCAACACTGCACCTAATATTGTTTGCAGAATACCTCCACGCTTGCTGCCTCCAACAACAGGCACAATACGGATTTCATTTGTGCCACTTAAATCGAATTCATCTTGGCCGGTGTTTTTACCATTTCTAAAAATGGCATAACGCAAACCTAACTTTGCCTGTTCTCTGATAAACAGCTCAAAGCCTTGAAGCGTATTTTTTATAGCACTAAAGGCTTCTGATGTAGTGCCCGTTTCGAGCAATCGCTTATGTTCACGACCAAACTTCTTGGCTAATGAGCCCGATAACTTAATCGTTGTGAATTTTGTGCTCATAATTGTGCTCAAATCTTAAATAAAAAAGCCACCTGCAGGTGGCTTTTTAGTGGTTTATGGGTAGTCCGATCTTTGTAGTTTCTAATTTCTGTTGTGTTAATCCTGGCATAAATTCTTCGTACTAATATCACAATTTTTGTTACCTACATGCCTTACAATCATTCTGGTATTACGTTGCCAGTAACCACCGTAAACATCATTGCGACTTAAGCGTCCATATAGATGGTGTAAAACTTTTCCATCACCCACATACACAGCGGCATGATTCACACGCTTACTTTGTATTTGCATTAAAATGCCATCACCAATTTTTAACTGATCATGCACCTGGATAAAGCCAGCTTTGGTAAAATTATCTAAATAGAGTTCTTCCTCACCCTCCCACCATCCGTCTTTACGCTCAAAGTTTGGCAATGTGATATGTTTGGTTTCTTTATACCAGTCTCGAACGCAGCTGTAGCAATCCCATACTCCATGCACAAAAGGCCGACCTATTAACGGAGGGACTTCACCGGTTGGTACTATTGAACGCAAATCACCTTCCGGCCAACTCAATATATGCCAAGGAAGAAAACTCGCCTCACACATGGCTATATCGCGCTGACTAGGTTTACTGGTTGCATTTGGATGGCTGTGACAAATACCAATGATATCGCCGCGGTCTTCAGCTGCTGCATATTCTTGGGCGGATATTTCAAACTGATCGACTTTGTTTACTGCCACATTATTGCATGGCATGTAGTGAGCTTTATTGCCTATGTTGATGATTAATCCACACGCCTCGTTTGGATAGCAGCTGATTGTATGCTGCTTAAATGCATGTAACAGTATTGGATGCATAATAACCTACTTGGATAAACCATTTTTTGTGTCAGGATAATGGTTGTCGCTTATGTTTAACGGATAAGGCGAACACTTGGGAAACCGCCGTGGGGTAGTTCTTCGTTTTCGCCAAAGCGTTTAGTGCAACCAGCTATGGTGCCAGAACACTGATCTAGAGCAGGATTATCAGTTGGTAAATCTTCATCGGTAAACATGGCTGCACCGGTATAACTGCAATCAGCACCACGGTATTCACCTCTTTGGCACCAGAAACAATAAGCAGTCATTTGCCGCCCAATTTTGTATCCTGAAAGATCTGCTGGGTTTGATAATTCAAACGATATGGTTTCGTTATCTTCGTTTACTTTTTTATCAATGTACCAAATTTCTATTGCTTCTTGAGTTGGATCCGCATCCACGTTACCAATTTGAAAATTGGCCTCATCAAGATACTTTGACAGAGTTCGGTGAATAGTCACCTTGGCTTGCTCCATATTTTGAAAATACAAGCACATAGCACTAATACTTCCGTCTACGTTAGCGACCGTCAGCATTGGAGTACTTGGTGAACCATCTGAATTAACTTCTAGCCCTTCTAGCTGTGTAGGCCAGGCACTATATTCTTCACCTTGCCACCAAATTATCCGTGCGGGTAAGTCTGGTTGTGACATCTCAGTCTGGCTATATGGAATAGTGTGTGAGTGAAATCGTAGGATATCAGCACCAAAAGCGGTACCGTCTATTTCATAAAGAATAACTTCATTACCAGGTTCTAACGTTTGAATGTCCGCGCTAAGCATTAACTGCCCCTTAAATTTTATCTGGGAACTAAAACAAAAACGGCCAGAGCTTTTGGCTCTGGCCGTTATCTAATAGTTGTTTATTTATTAAGTTTGGCTGGTTGCAGTAAAAAAACTCATTCTAAATGGAACCCATATAGCTTGAAACTCATCGATGTTTGCAGGAGTAAGCAATAATGTTTCTCCGCTGTCAAAGTTAAAGTTAATCGGTGCTCCACTTCGTACCAATGCCTCTACACTTGATAGCCCCCACATATCTTCTTTCGTTGCTGAACACTTCACACCATTAAACTCAATTCCCTCTAGCTTTTTGATTGTATCAATCTCAGCTTTAGGCTTTGGCTCAGTATCATGTACTCTGTTAATGATAAATAAATCATCATCAATAGTATCAACAAAAGTAGCTAACGGGTTTTCTATGTTGCTAATAGGGACAATGATCACCTGGTAATACTTTCTGTAGCTTTCGATATCGATAACTGGATGAGTTGGCTTAGCTGATGGTTGGTATTCTTCATTGCCTTCATTATCGAGCTGCTCTTGTTCCCATAAAGCAAGCTCATAAACCCAAGACAAATAACCATCATGGTTAACAGCAAAATGGTCCCACTCGATAGCCTTGCGTAAAGCAGCATCAATTACAGATCGTGAATGGCGTAAGCTTATCGACTGCATTACACCATCAAATAAAACTTTGTCGCGCTCGATTAAGGAAACCGTATTTTCTACTACTTCATAAAATTCACGAATTTCAACGGGTACATCTTCTAGTGATTTATACATAAAGTTAAAAGGGGATCGCTCCCCTAATCTCCATTAGATAGTGTTCTTAATCCAGCCGATTGGCTCTTTTAGTTTGTGAGTTACGACTTTGACAGTATTACCGTTTAGGTCGGTTAACGTATTCTCACCATCTACAATGTGTATCTGAGAGTCGTCACCCCAACTAGTGCCATTCCATTTCATCTCAGTAGCGGCATATTGCTTAAACGCTTGCTGGTTAATGTTGACGTTGTAGTCTAGGGCTTTAATACCTTTACTACCGTTGAGTGGAGCAGGTAGTTTCATAGAAACATGATTAACACCAGCAGAGGATAACGTTCCATCCGGAGATATTAGATTAGATAACGTAGTTAATGATTCACCGCCGGAATTAGTACCACTTCCCGTGAGAATAATGCCTAGCGCTGACTCTGCCAGTGTGTTGCAGTAAGTTATTCCGCTATTGGATGAAGTGCGCGAATTGCCTAATCCAAACTCTCCTCCATGTATTACGGCTTTAGACGTTGGCTCTGTTTGTTTAGCAAAGGCCTGATATGGATACATGTAGATATTATCTTGTGATGTGCTTGCCCCACCAACATTAACTGAGTTTGTAACACCGTCAATAAATGCACTGCTTAAACTCCAACTACTACCATTATCAAGAGTATATTGATAACTTATTGATCCAGTTCCTATGAGCTTCCTAGTTAGGTATGCCGTTAGCACCACACTTGGTTGTGCAAGCTGTGGAATCCAACTACCTTCCCAGCCATTAGCTAATGCAGGGGTGGCAAGGATATTGGTAGGATTACCTATTACAGCAGTTTGTAGAAATGAGCCGCCTACTGATGAAGGGAGTTGTGTCTCTACAACATAATATCCGAGTGTTTTTCTATCTTGGCTACCATCAACATTTATTATTCCCCCACCAATTGCAATAATGTGCCTAGTAATATAAGTCCCGTCAGGCTTTTCAAGGTGTATTTTATCACCAATACTCATGTACCCACTTTCCTCACTACTTATTGCATATGCAGACTGCACCCCTCCACTTGAAGTTGTATAATTTCCAACTCTACTAAAAACACGCTTCTCAAACCCCCGATAAGTGCCGTTCTTAACTTTCAAGTCAGCTTCAGCAAACTTTTCTAGCGTTGTGTGGTTAGCTGAATAGCGCATATCACGGCAAACACCTCCCTGACCATCCGCATAGATAGCATCGTAGAAGCATCCGTCTGGTCTGCCATTTACTGAGCTCCCAATCGCACCTGACATTAAGCCTGATTTGTATTTAAATACCCCTGACTTGGTAAAGTCTGTTGACGCTTGAAGGACTTCATTAAAGGCATCAGCCTTCGATGTAGGTTTCATAGATGCTTTATGCCATACATCATGCCATTTTTGGCCTTCATTAATATTTACCCCTGAAGAAGAATCAGCCCAACTACCAGTACCACTAGGATTAAAACTTGGATGGTAAGCCCCTTGGTTTAAGCGGTTAACTGTGCCGCAGACTAAGAAGTAGCAATTTGAATTGATACCTAAAGTATTCCCTGAGGATAACCCAGCAGAGAATGCACCAATAACATTATTAGCTTTGGCAGTTGGGTTTACGTTCCCATCTTTAAAATTAGTTGCTCTGTATATCTTATTAGTTCCAAAAGCTGTAAATAATCCTAAAGAATTACCTATGAGTTGATTATTACTTCCTTGAGCTTGTAAATATACCGAGGATGAGAATCTAATATTCCCATCATCAGGTAGATTATTATATTTTGTAAACCAGTCACCATTACCAGCACCAGCAAACGAACGACCACGACCACGCCATTGGACTAACCGACCATCATCAAGGTAGATAAATTTGTTTTTATGGTTGCTAAGCATCACTCTCTTTTCTGCATCCGTAGCAGCAAAGAAATCTACCCCTAAACCCTTAGAGTCTGTGTCACCATCAAACCAAGCGTAGTAAGTCACAGGGCGGTTACTGGCAGTAGTAGTTATACCATCCATAGTTGCTGCTAAAGATTGAATTAACCCATTAGGGTAAACATAAGGATTAGTAGCGCTTACTTCCTCAAGCCATGATTCAAACCCCCACATATCTACACGGTCTGTAACTACCTCTAGGTTTACATCAACAGCTGCAGCATTAAAAGCGGCGGTAGTTGTGGCATAGACAATATTGGCACCGGTAGCTTTGTTGTAAGTAGTTTTACCATCAGGAGCTTGCGGGAGTTTTACTTTAAACTCTGTAGTTAAATGGTTTATAACTCCAGCAATATTAATGACTGCATAGTCTGATTTTGAACCACCTAAACCACCATCCTTACCTAAAACAAGAGTATTTTGAGTTGTTAGTGAAGTATATAACCCGCTCTTAACTTCGTTTACATTCTTGCCTGATTCGTGATTACCTAAATGAACAAAACCACTAGCCGCATACTCTTCATTGTTTTCAGCTCGAATAGCTTCAAACTGAGCTTGCGACATAGATGAAGCTAACACCTCTGCAGTTATGAAGTTTTTATTTACCTTTTCAAATGCTGAACGTGCAGTGTCGCCACCGGTACCAGTTGGCTGATTGCCAAGATTAATTGTTTCGAATGCCATGATTAATTCCAATAGCAGAATGATTAAGGATGAAATGCTTGTTCAAAGGTGGCGGTAATACGGTACATACCGCCACCAAGAGGTGTATTGGTTATCTGTATTGCTTTGAATAAAGATGCTGTACCTAAAGGGGGTAGCCATTGAAATGATTTTGAACCGTGATGATTATCTAAAAATTCCACTATGGCCTCAGATTCAGATTTGTTTTTTGTAAATGACAATGGCCAACTTTGAGTTTTATTATTAATACCATCCCCTACAGTCTGAGTATAACCATCACCAAACTGCACCATTCTGGTTCGATATTGGACTTCGCCAGTGGAACCGTTGTCAGGTGTCCATGTAAACACTTGTGCTGCCATTAGCGGTATCCTCCAGCTATACTTCGACCAATTTGTCCGTTGGGGCGTAAGTCTTTTGCTAGCAACTCTCGATATTTTTGCTCAACAAATTTACCGATTTCTGAGCCAAACTGATTTAACGCTGGCGTATCTGAAGTGGTCGTCGTATTACCACTTTTTTCAATATTAATTTGAACATTTACACCACTGGAACCAGTCATTGCAGCAGGAATGCCCTTAAAAGTTGAACCGCCTACAACGCCACCTTCAGCATAACCAGTGTGGCCTTTTCGCATTGCTTCTACTGTCGCAACACCACCAGCTAGGGCAACATCACGCTGAGACCAAACAACTTCACCTTTATGTACTATCCCTGCAGGTTGATACTTGCCACCCGCGCCGGTGTAACCACCAGAAGAGAAGCCTGTGGCTTTTCCGTCTACAACCCCGCCGTCAGCATAACCACCGAACAGGCTACCGACTAAACCCGCAACAGCTTTTTGTATCGCTATTTTTGCGATATCCGCCAATATTGATTTAGCCAGCCCGGCAAAATCTGCTTTACCAGTTGTCACAAAATCGGTAAGCGCGTCTGTCATTCCGCCAAATGCACCATCCATTAGTGTTTTAGTTTGTCCAGCCATGTCGGCTGCTGCATCAATGTAGTTTTGCATTGATGAACGGGCGCCATTAGTCCAGTCGGCCTGTTTGGCATCAAGTGCTGAATAGTATTCATCTTGAACAGCCAATCGCGCCGAAAGGTTATTTTCCAGCATAGCCAACTGTTGCTGATATTCTTCGTCGGTGGTTCTGCCAGCGATGTTATCTGATAACGCCTTACCTTGAGCTCGTTCAACATCATGCTCAATCCCTTGGCGATCACCTAGACGCTGCTGTGCTTTGTCGCCAAGGCCAAAGGTTGCGAGTTTATCAGCGTTGCGCTGTTGTTCTGCGGCGAGGTTAGCCGTGAGATTGGCGCTATAGCTTTGCAGGCGGATTGATTCATTACGCTTTTGAATTTCGTCATCGAGTGCAACATTTTTTTCGAGTTGGGCGCGGATCACTGATTGCTCTGCCAACAAACTTTTTTGTTGGGCGGTTAGCACATCTTTATTTTTAATATCGGCGATTTGCTGCTCAAACTGCACTAACTCTTTTTGTGACTGAGTGAGCTTGATATTTGACTCTAGCTGACCTTGCAAGCCTGCTTGAGTTTCGCGTAAACGCATGAGGTACGTGGCAGCCGCATCGTCCGCAAAGGCTTTGGTCGTTTTAGCAGTGTCTTTAAACTTTTCTTCTATCGATGCCAGGTCACGTTTGATTTTTTCAGGATCAAGCAAGGCACTATTAGCATCACCTTTTCGCACCTTTTCGATATTGTCGTTATATTCTTTTATTGCTTTAGTGCGCTTTTGCTCATTAGTGAGGGTTTCATTGGTGACTTTAGCAATAGCACGTTGAGCCTCAATGGACTCCTTAGTTAACTTGGCTCGTTCAGCTTGGCTTGCGGCTATTTTTTCAGCTGATTGTATTTGCTTAACTAGCTCATTACCTTCTGCTTGCAATTTTGCAAGTAGGTTTTCGCGGCGAGTGGCTTCACCGCGGGATCCTTTACCAAGTGATATAAGCTCATTTATTTCTTTAGAATTTGCAGCTAGCTTTTCCTTAAGCGTATCCATTCTGCCAACATTAAGAATCTGATCCCAAGATATAGACGCTCCAGTTTTAAGGGCTTTCCACGCTTTTTCAATGCTTCCTAAGTTACTGGTGATTTCTGTTGTTCTGTCATTGATTGCATCACTGTATGCCTTAAATGCCAGGTCCGCTGCTTCTGTAGATTTACCTGATTCTTTAAGCGATACGATCTGTTCATAAACCGCGGCAGTTAGGAAGTTATATTTTTTATTAAGTTCTTCGACAGCCTTTACTGGGTCATCGGCTAATTTGGCAAACTCAGCGACAGTATCAGCAACGGCCTTTCCCGTTACATTCTCCATTTGCACGGCAGCTAAACCGACCAACTCTATTTGATTGGCTGTAAATTTACCGGAGCTAGCCACTTCCGCTAATGCAGCTGCAGCTTGTCGCTGACTACCGCTAATACCATCGATACGTTTGGCGGCATCCATTAGTTGATCGGAGGTTGTGCCAGCTGAATTACCAGTAAGAATAAGCGCATTACGAAGTCGATCAGCTTCGATACTTCCTTGATAATAAGCAAGGGTTAATACCGCTACTGCAGCTGCACCAATAGTGAATGGGTTTACCATGCCGGCAACGTAACTTCCCATGGCTTTGGCGGCTGGACCTATCCCGCCAAACATATCTTTTAACTGGCCACCTTGTTGCAAAAATACTGTTAATGGATTTTGTCCACCTTGAAGCGATACGGCAATGTCGGTAAATTGTGCTGGTAAGCCACGCGTTGCAAATGCCATTTGCTTGGCAGATAGGCCTGCTTTATTGAACTGGATATCTGTTTTATTAAGCTGAGCACCTGTTCTACCTAGCTCACTCCGCATTTGTGAAAGTCGTTTTGAATATTGATCATATTCACTTCCGGCTAATGTTCCTGCTTCTCGATGTTTTTGAAGCTGTCGCTCCATTTTATCTAGCTTGGCGTATTCTGCGACAAGTGGATCTATCTGCCCCATTAATCGGACTAAATCATTTTTCTGCTTTGCCGCTGCTCTAGAAACTTTATCTAGTGACCGCTCAGCTTTATCCATTCCAGCGTTGAAGCTGCCTGTTTCAGCGATCATATTTAGCGTTAGCGTACTTAACGACCGATTAGACATTAACTTGCTCCGAGATTGATATTAAGCCATCCGTGGCGTTATTTTTTGATTGCACTGGCTTGAAGCATGACGAGTACATCATCAATGCTGGCTTCTTGAGGTTGTTGGTCTTCTACTTGGCTGAATAGCATGAACATAGATAGCTCGGCTTTACCGCCATATATGGTGTTCATGTGATGCATTTGAGCTGCCGAGATGCGTTCTTGGCGTAATTGAACACTTAAAGGACCATACTTTTCGCGATACGCCATCCAGTAGACAACTTCTTTGTTGGTTAGGTTTTGCTTGGCATGTTCAACGGTTCTTCCACCAACGCCGGCGAGGACGAGCTCGTGCCAGAATTCGTCGTCGGCGGTAAGGATTTTGGGTCAGGTTTGAGCCCTATCCCATTCACTTCATTTATGGCGCAAATCAATGCCATACCGAGCGAGTCACAAATTGGTCCGTGAGCAGCATTACCCATAATGTCGTCAACACTAAATAATGGCGTGCCCTCTTCATCAACAATGCTTGAAACAATGCGTGAAGTAAGCGAATCAACACCAGTGTTGTAGTGATTAGCTTCTATATTTGCAGTAGAAAATGATTTTTTACGTACAAAAATAACGGCGCTGACAGTTTCGCCTTTATCGTTAAACCACGATATTTCTCGTTGTTCAGGATTAACGGGAGAAAATGAGCCAGATTGGATTAGGCTAGCAACACTTAATTTCATAGTATTTCCTTGGTGTATAAAAATGCCCAAAGGGTAACCAATGGGCTATCTAGCATAAGCTTATGTTTTAGGTACCAAGATTGGGTCACCTGAAACTTGAATGCCTACCGTTGATTTAACAACGTCGTTTTGTGTAAAGCCAAATGGGTAAGCAGTCATAAAGCCTTCGAACGTTATCCATGTTCTGGTTGGTGGTAATACAAAATCATCGGTTAAGAATGTTGGCGGCGTACCGACTGCATCAGACCAACCAAGTGCCCATTTAAGTGTGGTACCCGCTGTTTTTAATTGGTGCAAACGTAAGTGGCTAGGGTTTTTTGGATCAACGTTAATACCAAACGTTGCCGCACCTGGCGATTTGAGGCCTGATACAAACTCACGCGCCAACGCTTCTAATGGGGTGGTTTCGATTGAATCAACGGCACTATCAATACCGTCGATACTCGTGACGGCAGTAATGACTAAAACGGAATCATCTTCCGGATCGATTGCATAGAGCTGGGTGCCCTGTGTTTTCATACTCATGTGTTTTGCTCCTAACAATAAACCTTGCGGCAGATACAAAAAAGCCTCTGCGGTTGCAGAGGCTTGGGGTAAATAAAGAGTTAATTTTATTAACGGCTAACTATCCAGTCCACATCAAAACTATGGCGATAATGGCCAGTTTGTTCGTCTCGACTATCACCGTTAAAGTTTGTCGTGTAAGCATCTAATTCAATGGCTGTTCGTATTGCGTCACCCACATTTGATGCTGATGAACCTGACTCGGCATATACATCGACTTGCAAACTGAACGTGTCCGTATCTGGTCTTCCTGATACGTAGTTTTCAGGACTACCGCCAATGACTTGCCAAACCGCATAAGGTTTGACCACATTTTGTGGCGCTTGTCCAAATGGATACAGCCGAGTAGGATTTGTACCTAACAATTGCGTGACAGCTACACTTGCGGCGCAAACTGAAAATATGGGCACTAGACTCATGACAATGCCTTATCAAGTTCTTTGTTGAACTCGTTGATAAACTTAACTGTTACTTGGTTAACATTGTTAGCTAGAGCTGGGCGCAGGTATGGTTGAGCAGCAGCTCGTTCGGTACCGAGTTCAACTAAGTGCCAGTGCGGAGTATTACCTTTAGCACCTTGGTCAGTATTTGGCGTAGGAATACGGCCGCGATTAGTGGCGACACCAACACGATACATAATCACCCCTTTTTGACGATAAAGTTTGCTGGCAAACTGCAAGGTGACGTTATCACGGATACGTCGACCCGTTTTGGGGTCATCAACTGCGAGTGCGTTTTGTTGAGCAGCTTTTTTTACAATACCAGCCGCTTTGCGCAATGCGGTGCGGGTGCCAGTATCATTAACGGTTTGGCTGACCTTATTCATTTTTGCTTTGACGTCTTTTACGCCAAGCAAACTAAACTCAAACGATGCTGACATATTAATAACCTTAGTTCACAACATCTTCGCAACGGAGTCGCCACTCTTGACGCCCTGTTAAATCGGTTTCAATTGAATGGATGTCATATACCCTACCATCCCACAATATGCGGCACTGATAAAATAGGCTGATATCGACTGGAAACCAGCGGATGTTAATTCTTGCAGTTGTTTCGGATTGCTTGGCATCGGCAGCAATAAATTCACGACCAGCACCGGTTAACACTTCAGCTGGCACGCTATTGAGTGGCTTTAGGCCAAGATAAAGCGTTTGCCATCCTGCAATTTCTTCGCCTGTTTGCGGATCTTGTGTTTTTTCAGGCTGCTGTAAATGAATGCGATGGCGTAGTCGATGAGATAACATTAAATACCCCAGCCTATTCGATATGGCGTTAATTTTATTTCAGCAGCAAGACGTAATTTTGGCACATCATCTGGAGCAGCTTGATAGTTTGCTTGTAGCAATATCATCACTCCCATTGTCACGCTGGGTGGCAGCTTGCCCGTTGCTTCAACAACCAAAATAGACAGGGATTCCCTTCCCAAGAATTGGCAGGCTTCATCTTCAGCGGCATCGAGCAAAAGTTGTAGCTTGTCATCATCTTCATCATGAATGACATCGAGGTACGGCTTTGCTTGGATTAATGTTATAAGGCCCACTGATGACTCCTACTCACTATTTTTTATGCTTTAGTCTTTTTGCTGGTATCAGCTTTAGCCTTTAATGCAGCTTCTTCATCAGCCTTAGCATTTAACGCAGTCTCTTCGTCAGCTTTAGCCTTTAATGCTGCTTCTTCATCAGCCTTAGCCTTTAACGCAGCCTCTTCGTCAGCCTTAGCCTGTAAAGCAGCTTCATCTTCTGGGGCGTGATCTACCATTCCAAGCGCTTTTAGTTCATTAAAGTTGTGCTGTTCAACCTCAAATGGTTTTGATTGTTTTGTTTTCACTTCTTTTACGAAATAAAACGATTTAAGTGCAATAGCCATAACTATAGCCATGGGAGTTCTCCTATAAAAAACAATAAAGGCTGAACATTGTCAGCCTTTAATTGATTTACTTATCAGTTAAGTGATTTGATTACTTTGGGCATATTCACTTATACGAAGGTAAAGTCACCCGTTACAAATGCTTCTGGACGATATACCGCTAACGCTAATCGCTCTTCTGCACGAATACTGACCATATTGTTTTCAAAATCTTTGTCGTTCTCGGTTGAGATTAAGACTTCAATATCCATACGGTCATAAATTTGTGCACCCATTTGAAATGCACCCACTAAGAACTCGTTTTGAACAATAGACTGAGTTTCAACCACTGGACGGTTCCAAAGCGTTGGTGATGTTTGGCCTTGTGGCTTGCCGATTAAGTAATTTTTATTACTGTCTTTAAGCATTTCAATAACAGCCCAATCAATTGGGTTGAGCACAATACCGTCTGCCGCATACTCAGCTAATGCTGCTTGCAGTAATGCAAGACGAATACGGTCAATATGCTGCTCGGTATCGACGTTTGCACCAGTTGGCTTAACGTAAGTACTAGCCTGCGGGATAATGCCGTGTAAGTTTGCACCGGTGTTATTGCCATAAAGTAGTTGTAACTCTTCTTTAAGCATTAACCCGTATTTTGCACGAGCATTGATAAAGCTTTGTAATTGTTTTGCATCGTCTAATATTTGACGACTGCCTTTAAACATATGAGCAATAGTGCGAACGGCATTGTTAACTAAACCAAAAGTGATGTCTGAATAGGGTTTACCGGTGTTTTCTGCTACGGGCGCAGCATTGTTAGTAAAGCCTGTTTCTTTGACGTATTCAACGCTGTTACTTTCTGTTTCACCTGGTGCAATTAAGTCACGAATAGTTAAGCGGCGCTCTGGGCCAGCCACAATACCAACCATACGATCTGGTCGAACTAATGCGCCACCTGAACCACCTGCAGAGGTAATAGCAGAACGTGGCATACCAACACGACGACTACCACGGAATGAGCTATTAACACCTTCCATCTCTTTGTCATTAGCTACCCGCTCGCCAATTGACATTTCGTGCTCTTCTTCGCGACTTTCAGGACCTTTTAACAGTTTTTGTTCTGCTTCTTGTAAGCGAGATTGTAAGGCCCCTTGCTCTAACAGCAGCTTATCGACTTTATCACGCGTTTCAGCATGCATTTCACCAGAAGCCTTGATCTGCTTGTTGGTTTCTTCTGCTGCTGATTTAATTTGATCACTAATCTTGGTCAGATTAGTCCCTAGTTCTTCAACTTGTTTTTCAAAATTTGGGTTTGGCATTGTCGCCTCCAGTTATTTAATTAAGATAGTTTTTGATGCGCTAATTAACGCGCTTAGATCAGGGGCGACAGCGTTTTGCGTATCGGACACACCAGCACCTGGCTTGATGCCGCCAACAGCGCTCGGCGTGCTGGACTTTAAATCTTGTAATAGTTGGCGGCGCTCACTGCGCGGAACGCCTGCTTTTGCCATGGCCGCATCCACTTTACGGAGCGAGTTTGCATTGGCATTGTCGGTAGACTCGCCAATTTCATCGGCAGATAACGTGTCTGATGCAAAACCTAACTCGACGGCTTTTTTGCCACGAATAAAGGTTTCTTCATCCATCATTTTGGTAATGTTTTTTTCGCTCTGGTCACTACCGTCTACATATAAATCGACCATGGCAGCGTCAAACTCCTCCATATCATCAGCAACGTTTCTTAATGCATGGCGGTTACCGACTGTGTACACCCAACAGTTGTGGATCATCAGGAAAGCTGTGCTTGCAATAAAACGCGCATCATCAGCTCCAGCCATATAAATAACGGATGCAGCAGAAGCCGCCAGACCGAGAACTTTGGTAGTGACTTTGCCTTTGTGCTCAAGAAAGCGATTGTAAATAGCAATACCTTCAAACATATCGCCGCCAGGTGAATTGATATAAACAGTGACATCGTTATCGTTGCCAATACTGCGCAATGCGGCATCGATACGCTTTAACGTGACACCATCACCGTACCAGTCTTCGCCAATGATGCCGTAAACAGTAATAGTCGATTCCGTGTTTTCAACAGCGGCTTGAATGGCTGGGTTCCACAGTTCTTGCGCACGCGGAGATATATCGCAGCGCACTCCGCTCTGCGTAAAACTTTTTGGAAATGGCATGGTTTACTCCTGCTTGTCTTTGTCTTGGTTAAGCCAGTTCATTAACGCAGATTTCGCTTTGTCTGATTCTGATTGGCTACCTAGCTGATCGATTGGTGATAAGTTTGTTTGAACGGTTAGCACATCGGCATTACCACCACGACGCGGTAAGTTTTCTTTAACACGACAATCATCACGGGTGTAAATGCCGTTTTGGGTCATTTTGCTGTAGAACTCAGCACGCGATCCGCTATCACCACGAAGCAATGCTTCAAGGTTATATTGGGCGTATTGGTTTTGGCGCTGTGCAGGGGTGAGCAAGTTGATGTAAATTGATTGCTCTATGCGACGTATCCACGACGATAGTGTCAGGGTGACAAAGCCGATCATCTTTTGTTCTAAGCCTGTGCCCCAGTTACTGTCTTTACCCCCAACGCCAATCAATGATGGATCAACTAAAAACCAGCGGCAAATTTCTTCCACACTATGATTTCGGGATTCAAGTAATTGAGCATCAATAGGGTTTATGCCGATGAGTTCAGGCTTTACTCCTTGTTCCAATATGGGAGATTTTCCCGCGTTCATGGCACCAGTGATGGTTTTGACATATTCACGAAATTCGTCACGCTGTTCTTTTTTTAGAATTCGGTCTACAGAGAATGCGACTGTCTTGGTCATGCCATTTTTAAAGGTATTAGCACTAACATCTTCAGCAGACATTGCACCACCAAATACATTGGCCCCATATGAAATAGTTGATAACCCCATTAAGCCATCTAGTGAGAATGCAGGGATATGCATCATATTTTGCTTAAGAATTTGTCGTTTTCTACCTTTGCGGGGCGTATACCAGTAGATCAAACTGCCGTTATCGGCTAAATCAACATCCATTCTGTTCGGCATTAAAAAATCGAGCGCAATAATGTCGCTACCTGAACGATGTATTTCGATAAAGGCATTACCTTTCAATAGCAGTGACGCTAAAACTGCTTCCCAAAACTGCATTGATGTCATGTCAGCATTAGGGCGATGGCTTAGCACATTAGATAAACTGCTCTGGACTTGGACCCGCCCACCGTCTTTTTGGCGTTCGTACAAACCGAGCGGCAACATGGCAACGGTTTCAGATATACGTCTAACGCATGCCCATACAGCAGCAAGCTGCATTGCGGTATTAACATTAACTGTTTTACCGCTTTTTGATGTGGCCATTAACTGTGACCAAAAGTCACCATCTGTTAGGCGCAATGTTGTTCCCATAAAGCCGCCTATTGATGCAAATGGCTGGTTCGCGGCCTTAGCTATAATACTTGTTAGTGAATTTGATGGTTTCACGCTGTCATTCCTTTACGTAAAAATGAAGCGCCAGCAAATGAAAATACCGAGGCCGCAACTAACGACCAACCAAGGCCGAATAATATGTAAGCGCCAGCAACGGCCAGTAATGAACCTGAAAGCGCTAATAAAATGAATAGTGCGAGTGGTAAGGTCATTAGTAAATTGGGTCCCGTATTGCTTCTAACCAATCTTCATCGTCATCAATGCCTTCAGACTCTAAGGCTGTTCCCACTGCCATTGCTGCAGCAACCACACCATCGATGCGACCTGTTGATTTTTTCTTGGTGAATATTCGATTGTCTTTGGCATCCGCTTCAAGCACTGCGCTTGCTGCATTCCACCTAAGACAAGGATTGATTTTTATTTTGATTTCTTTATCGGTGATCAGCTTTTCAAATAGTTCGATTGACCGCGGCATCCAAAGGTTTGATTCAGATGTTTTGTAGTAACCTTGCCCGTGTTTAACCAGTGGGATATAGACGTTTGCTTCAACCAATACAGGCTCGAGGTAATTAATGCGGTATTGGTCGAAACCAATGCATTTAATGTCGAACTGTGCGGATAAATCGGCTATTCGCTCAGCAACAAAGCTGTAATCTACTGCATGACCCGGTGGCGCATGGATAAAACCTTGTTTTTCCCATAATGAATACGGCACATTGTCGGTGCGTTCGCGGTCTAAAAGCGTATCTTTTGGTGTCCAAAACTCTACTAACAAGGTTTTAACCCGTGGAAAGTAAAGCCCTAGTGCGGTTAAATCCCTGGTACCCGATAAATCTAAGCCGCCGTAACACTCTTCACCGATGAGCTCGTTAATATCGATGTCATCTTCGCAGTCTGTCCACGTATCTGACGATAACCAAGGTGATGCAGAATCAACCCACTGACAAAAGTTAAGCCGGCGAACAATACTTTCTTTGGCTGGCATGCCTTTAGCTTGAGTAACTTGCTCTCTCAAGTATTTATGATTGAATGTATGCCCAAGTGATGGGTTAGCCTTTGGCCAACAGCTCTCATCATTTATGGGGTCGTCGCCTTCATCTAACGAGCAGATAAAAGCGAAGAAGGAATCATCTTCTTTGGTACCAGCACAAATTGATTTACCGTATTCATGATATGAGTAACAAACGCTGGTACGATCATGGCCTGAGTTGGTGATCATGAAGATCAACGCTTGTTTGCGGCCTTTGGTACCGGCTCGCATCATTTCTACAACGTTGTTGTTTTTGTGTTCGTGCACTTCGTCAATCAGGGCCATGTGTGGCCGCGGACCAGATTGACCGTTATCTGAACTAATCGGTCTAAAAAAAGAGTTTTTAGCGATATACGCTAGGTTCCAAACACTTTGCCCTGTACCTGACTTTTTAAGTCTTGAGCTTAATTGAGGCGATTGATTGACCATTGAAACCGCATCGCGGAACAAAATCATAGCTTGGTCTTTTTTGGTCGCAGCGGCATAAACCTCTGCTGACGCCTCTTTATCAGCGACTAACCCATACAGCCCAATACCCGCTGCAAGTGGAGATTTACCGGAGCCTTTACCACTTTCGACATAACACATACGAAAACGACGCGTGTGATCTTCAGCTTTCCACCCAAACAATGAACCAACGATAAATGCTTGCCAGTCGAGCAGCTGAAACGGTTTCCCTTCGTGATCACCACCACTTAATCGTAATACTTTTGGGAAGAATGAAATCGCACGATTTGCTGCTTCTAAGTCAAAATAAAGACCACGTTCGTGGCCTGTTTCTAAATCTTTTAGGTGCCGTTTGCAGGCGTTGCGAATGTCTGGCCCCGCTAAAAACTCACCTGATACCACTTCCTTTGCCCAGCGTGTAACATGGTCTTGATGTTTATCCGAAGAACTCGTCGATTTCTTCTTTTTCCTTACTACCATCAGTTACCTGTACTTTGCTTCTTGCGGAAGGGGTTAATCCAAATTCAACGAGATAGCCTTTAAAGCGCCGATCGGCATCTGCTAGCATTTGTACTGCAGGATTCGCTTTCATTAACATTTGCTCGACTTGGGTAAACTCTTTAGTTTCTTCATCGACGTTTTCACCAATGATTTTTACACTTTGATATGTTCTGCCGTTTTTCTTGATTTCATCTCTTAATTCAAGAATTTCGGCGTAGACATCACATAAACGCTCAAGTGCCATACCATCGGCTAAGGTAAGAACGCCCATATCTTTAAGTAGTTTGGTCAGCTTTTTCCAAGCTGCTTTTGCGCGTTGGCTTAAATGAGATGGCATTCTAGGAACACCAGGCGCTAATTTGGGCTCTTTTTTATTAAGTGCACGTTTGCCCGGGTTACCAGTGACTAGCTTGAGCGCGGTGGGTGTAGCTTTTCTGCCAGCCGCCACTTTAACCTCGCTTATTTATTCCAATGATGATTAGGATCTGTTGGTTTGCCGTTTTCATCAGCGCCAAGCCTAACGCCTCGGTTCTCCATTATTTTCTTAGTGCTATCATGACAAGGTTTACAAAGGGGTTGCCAGTTATCGGTATCCCAAAACAGGGCTTGATTGCCTTGATGCGGTTTAATATGGTCAACAACGGATGCCGCTACAATTTTGTTTTCCTGTTCACAGAAACAACAAAGTGGATTGCGCTTTAAAAATGTTTCTCTGGCCTTCTGCCATTTGCCACCATATCCACGCTCTGCCGTTTTACGTTTGTCATCACGCCAGCTAATGTCTTTACTCATAGTTCATCTGGTTGATCTAAATAGTTTGGTGTTGCTGCTTGTTCAGAATCAGCAGCCATAAGTTGATCCATAATATCTAGATTACTATTAACCAATTGGCTAATAGCCGTTGTTTGCTGATGAAGTGCTTCCGTTTGAGCTTTCAACGCATCGATCAAGGCATCTATTTTACTCATCACTACACCCTGATTTAGATGTGACTTTTAACGCAGCCATTCTAGCTTTATGATATTCAAGATCGCGTATCTCTGATGACTGAGTTCGGCGGTATTGAACAATAAAGAGGGCTATTGTTGATGCAATACCGAGCAATAGCGCAATATTACTTAACGATAAGAAACCGCCTATCGCAGTCGAAATAGAAGCAATATAGCTCCCAGTTTGAACAGTTTTATCCATAATTGGCGTCGTCATAGTTTTGTTAATCATATTTTCGCCTCCGATCACTCGGTAGACAGCTTTGATTTCTGATCACGGATCCAGTTATCTAACGTGACCCAATCAAGGTCACAGAGTGATATAACTTCAATTAGTGAGTTGGTGTAATTAGAAAGTTCTTGGTTTGTCTGGCTGGAGTACTCCGGAACTAAACATTTGCTTATCAGTTCCGCTGGAGGGAACACATAGACTGTCTTTGTTACGGTAACGGTTCGCACATTTGGCGGAATGCTCGAGCACCCGACTAATATCATTTGGGATATTAGCAGCACCCCAAGAAATCGTTTTTTCATCAGTTGTCCCGTCAAAAATCTGTAGCAGCTTTTTATTGCTGACGGCAAAATCCGTTTTTATTTCAGCTCGATTTAACTCGCGTTCGCTAAATGTCTTAGCCAGCAATGTCAAACTTTCTCGCAACTTAATCTTATCTAATTCAGCGACTTCCAACTCATTTGAGATAGAAGTCAAATCCCTTTCTAAGTATTCCCGATTTTGCTCTGAAGTAGCCAGATCGCTCTTTAGTAGTGCTATTTGCCCCTGATTTACTTTAAAAAGCGCCATTAAACCGATGGTTAAGATAATCAGTAAACTGATAACTAACGTAATGATTTTATTCTTTAATGTGCTGAACATTTAGGTGATTCCCTCGCTCCAGAAAAAAAGGTCTCATTTCGCGGTTCTGTATAAACATGGGAGCGAACGGTCAGGAAGCCAAAAGCCCCAAGGTTTCGACCCGCCCTACCCCCTGACGCAATGCCGCAACCGAGTTGCAGGGATTGATTTCAGAGGTTTTACTCAATAATTTGATTGCTGGTATCAAGATTCAAAACCCTTCTGTAATCGATTGCTATTGCGTTGAGTTGGATGTTGATCTGGTGATAGTTATCTTTGTGAATCAATGCATCTCTTATGTCGGTCTTGTGCTCGAGTCCAAACGCCGTAACACCTTTTGTTGCCAGGCGTTGAGCAATCATACCCAGCAACAGTTCGATACTGAGGTAGCAATAAAGCATCACATGCCTGGACATATTCGCCATCATTCAAATGAGTTCGCATGGGTGACTTCATCCATCGGCCAATGCCGTATTGATACACCCAATCGATATACATATCATATTCACCCTGGGTTAACTCAACACCAGTTAAGCTATTGCGAAATCGTTGTTCATCAACTGATATGTGAGACTGAGCTGTCTGCAATCCTTTGATTGGTGTAATGGTTTCACCCATCTTCACTTGGTTACCATTAGGATGGTAAGTCGAACCGAAGCCGACAGTAGGTCGATCACCTTGAACGGGAACCGTTGCCGTCGGAGAGAAACCTTCTGACACAATAAGAGTAATGAATGCAGCGGCTGAAAGACTAAGCCCTGCTACTCCTATTCTGTTGCGCATGCTCATTACTTACCAATCCTTGGTGTTCCAGATGGGCCAGTATCAGGATACTTTGCCGCCATTAGTTTAAAGCTGGCACGTTGTAACCGCTCTGCATTAGATAGAAGCAAAACAATTTGACGGTTATTACACTTTACCGATTCAGCTAACTCGCTCGAGTCATTAGCTACACGTGCCGTCTTCTCTTCGACTTCAATCTGTAATTGCTTCAACAGTTCTTCAAGCTTGAACCCGTTAGGATTATCAACACTCATTAGGACTTTATTCATTTTTATCACCCAAAACAAAAAGCCCCAGCAGATGCTGAGGCTTGAAAGTATTTAGTAGTTAATCGCTGACTGATTCATTAACGGGGCGCGAACCCGACCTGCGTCATGCCGTTATCTAATTAAAGAAAGAGTGACTTCTTTTCACTGACTGCGTTGATTGGTGAACTGTAAAAAGCAAAAAACCACCGATAAGGTGGTTTCTTTAATGCGTAGTTTTCACAGCATGGGAAAATCATAGACGAAACATTAAGGCAATGCAATGGTAAGTGATATATTTAATCGATAAAATTAGTAACTGCCAAATAAAGCATAATTACTTATCACTTAAGTGATAAGTCGATAGATCATCATTGAAACAGTTAGGCTTAAAGATGTAAGATAAAAAATACTATGGAAAGGAATTTCAAATGAAAAATCATCCACTACTCAATATCAGTTTATCAAAAACAGCCCTGCTGCCCATAACAAGACTAAAAATGCAAATTTCTACAGGATGAAGTATGCCAATTAATCTGGGATCGGCATCGGCCAAGTCCAACAAGCGATTTATGTGTAGCAAATAACGCAACGCATAAATACTAAAACGTTAGCAATCCATCTAGTTACTCGGGGTAAAAATGGATTTTTTCGATAAGTCAGATATTCAAGGGTCTCTTCGTCGAATTGAAGAGCTTTTAAGTTGTGGGATTTTCGATCCCAAAAACTCATCGCATGTACTAATGAGAGCGGCGTTCATTGAGCTGCTAATTTCACTTAGGGACTTGATGTACAAGGCCGAGAAATATTCTTCTCGCATAGATTTTACAGACGATGTTTCCGTAGGGGAGCGAATAAAAGACGTTAGTGATTTGATCAAATACGTTAGAGATGCGCTTTGTCATCCAGATTCGGACAACCACTATATCGAAAAAGGCAATATGAAAGCCACATTCAATGTAACTTTTGGTAAAGCAAATTTATTGAAAATAGGTGACTTTGAACAAGCGTCGCTATATGAAGATGACATTTGTTTTTTCTTTGGAACAAAAGGAATTTACCTCAAGAGGCATGTAATTCGGGCCTTTGAAGAAGCGAAGGCTAAACTTGAGCCTTTAGTTAATTGCTAACAAGCGCATATTTTCGGGTTGGTTCTCCTCTGCGATCCAAAGCAGCCGAAAATGCGGGCGTTAGGCTTAAAGATGTAAGAAAAAATACCGTGAAAAAGGAATTTCAATGAAAACTTACCATCTAATCAACATTAAGCGACCAAAAACCACTCTGTATCCTATAGTCAGCATTAAAAAAGAAAATTCCTATGCCATGAAGTATGCCAATTAACCTGAACTAGGCATCGGCCAAGTCCCAACAATCGATTTATGACTGACAAACAACGCAGCGCATAAATACTAAAACGTTATGTTTCTATCGATTATATCAACTAACATTTGGAGTTTAAATGGCAATTTATACTAGTAATACATTCATTGGGCAAAGAATCAAGCTGGATGACAATACATTTGAAGGAAATAAATTTACCAATTGCATTTTGGTTTACGGTGGTGGTCCACTTACTTTTAATAACAATTCACTGAATAGTGTTCAATGGGAGTTTGTCGATGATGCGGCGAGGACATTAGGTCTTTTATCTTCTTTTTATCAAGGAGGAGGCCAATCTCAACAATTTATTGAAATGCTTCTTTCTACATTTGGAAAGCAAGCATCTGCTCCCCAAAAATCGGTGGAGAATGATAATGAGTAATTCAAAAAATATAGAGATTGCCATTGATCCTAATGTATTTGCAATATTTGATGGGATATCTCTTGTTGCCTCAATAACTTCGTTAGTTTTAGCTATTGTTGCTATATGGCTTGCAATAGCATTTAAAAGAGATGCTGACAAAGTCAATGCTGAAACTAGTCTGCTATTAATTGAAATTAAATCTGACTCTAAAGCAATCTCTCAAGGGGTCATGTCAGAATTAAAAGCTTATGGAGATGCTATGCGCGGTACCTTTAATGCTAACACATCAAATTCTGTTACATATTCTGGGGCTCCAGAAAACTTTACTATGTCTAATAATACCGAAACATAACCAGTTACTAAAACTGAGCCAACTGAGATTTCAATTGAATCTATAATCTTCATTGAAACTATTAGGTTTAAAGATGTAAGATAAAAAATACAATGGAATGGAATCTCAATGAAAAACTTACCCACTACTCGATATCAATTGACTCAAAACTGCTCTTTAGCCCAGAACCAGCATCAAAAAAGCAAATCCCTACCGCATGAAGCATGCCAATTAACTTTGACTAGGCAACGGCCAAGCCCAACAAGCGATTTATGCCTTGCAAACAGCGCAACGCATAAATACTAAACGTTAGAACTCAAGGGGTACTATGGAACGTTTCGTTTTATCTATAGAAAAAAGCATTGAAACTGAAAATTGGTATGGAGCCTTAACTTTGGCTATTACATTACCTGATATTTGTGGACGGCTAAATAATCCTAAGTGGGGGTCTCAGAAGCGTTTCGAAAAATGGTTTAATAAATACATTATCCACCATTATGAAAGTCCTTTTCATGGCGAAGGTTTTACATTTTTATCTGCACCTGACTGCTATGCATTACGTTGTGCTTTTCTCCACGAAGGTACAGATGATGTAACTCGTCAACGAGCTAGAGAAGTTGTGTCGAAATTTAAATTTTCTACAACAGGATCACATAGATGTATGTTTAATGATGTTCTTGTATTAAACCTTCAGGCATTTTGCTCTGAGATATGCGAAGGGGTTAGAGTTTGGCAAAAAGAATATGAGAATGACTCTGATATAGTAAGTGGGTTAGCTGAACTATTAAAAGTACAAACAAAAGGCTTTTCACCTGCACCAGGTATATTCATGCAATGAGTTCTAATCGGGTAGCAGGAGGTATCTAACCTCCAGCCCCCACTCCACCCGGCATTCGGATCCGCACAGGGCGGTTCATTTAGAACGCCTAACTAAACTTTCTGGTTAGGATAATGAACTGCGACCCACCCACCTCCTCTTAGTGAATACAATCCTGCTTCCTTCAGATACTCATTACTCAGCGCTTGCTGTATTCCTGGTGTTTTCGAGCTAAGCCAAGCTGGATTTGGATTGAAATATCTTCCTGTTTGGAAGATTCACCAATTAACATCAAACCCGCTATATAAAAGGGTTTACGGCGTTATATCAATAAATGCTGTCTTGGTACTGTCTTGGCAGTAAAACTTGATCACTATTGACCATTTCGTCAGATATAGATAATATAACAAGTAATATTTGTAGGCCTTACTCTTCGAGTTCGAGAGAACCTGTTCCCAGGAGCAATGTGATGGTTTCAGTAAAAAGACGTGTAGTAAAGATTCCTGAGTCCATTAAGGATTCTGGTAATAACTTTATAACTTTAGTTGATGCTAGAAAAAAAAGAACGACTATGCCTAAAAGGAAGTAATAGGTAAATGACATCGGAAGTCAAAAAAGTAACATACAGTTACAATAATGATGTTGAAGTTGATGAGCTAGGGAAATTCGTAACTAATGAATTTTTAGAGTATAAAAAACTAACATTCACTCAGTCTGACCATAACTTCATAACACCAAATGGGCTTTACCAAGAGCAAAACGTATCACTAAACAGCTTGTTTGGTAGAGACAGAGTTTTTGACTATCCCCAAAGATTATTTACCGATATCCACTTTGAGAACCTTACTCATGTCCATGTAGATAAAGACAATATATGGGACTTAAATGAAAAACAGTGGTTCTGTCGTAGTCAATACAGCATTGTATATTCTGGTTTTAAAGTTCAAACAGATCACGTGCATTTGGTTATTCATGACTTACTGCTCAACACTGATGGTGACCCTGATTTCAATGCTCACGATTTTTACAATGAGAGTGACATAGAATACTACCTTGACAGTGCAGCCTTTTATCGAGAAAACTTCAAAACCTGATTAGCATCTCTTATCACCAACCCTATTCTTTATAGCTAACCAGTTGAAACGAAAATACCACGTAATCATCTTTCTGTTCATAGTTGGTTACATAAGTAATAATAGCCGTTAGCGATTCACCAGTTAAAAGACTGCTACCCGTTGAGTGCGACGACTTCAATTCTTTAAAGGTAACAATATCCCCTTTCTGAAACCCTTTATCGCTATTTTTTCTTATCTCAAAAGTTTTGCATTCACTTTTCAACGCATCAAAGTAACAGCTAAGTATCTTTAAATCATGCTGTTGAGAATATTCAGTTAACAATTTTCCAGCATTCATACCTATCTCCATCTGTTTGCTCTATTGCTATATCGCGCTTGCGGTCAGACTTGTTAGCTCTAGCCCTTAATGCTATATCAATAGCCTTACTCAATGTCGTTTTACCCATATCAACGTGACCAACAGCCCCGATGTTGACACCTGACTTTCTACCTGTCTGAAATACTGCGCACATCTATACCACCTTTAAAAGTTGTTAGTTAAGTGATTCAATTCCAGTTTAAGTGGTTTTATTAGCCAGTGAATAGGTGCATCTCTTATCACCAACCCTATCTTCTTGGCATAGTAATACTCAGCAGTAGCGCCGACTGACTTGCGCCAACCTGGTAACATTACCATCTCATTGCAGGCGCGGATCATGGCATAGCATATATCCATGTACTGAGGTTCAGTTAATCCAACTGGTAAACTGGCTGAATGCAACACCACACGATCACTTGATTGCAATTGCTCTGCAGCACTAAAGAACGCCTGCTTGTTGCTATCGATATTGCCACTAATTGGGCCTGCTATGTATGTCGCTATCATTTACCCTTTGCCACCAAACAACGCATCCTTGTAACACTTAAGCTCTGCAATCGATTCTCGAATATCAGCCAGCGCTTCATGCTTGTACTGCTTCATGCCTACCGCTTTCTTCTCCAGTTCAGGCGCCCATGCTCTTGCCGCTAATGCGATAGCAGAAATGTCCAGCTGGCGATAATGCAAGAATTCATGTAAGCGTGGCATTTGGCATAAGATGTACGACCGGTCAAACATGATTGAGTTACCAGCGAAAATAACGCCCTCTTTGGTTTCTCGGTTATAAGGCGCAATACCCATAGCTTTTAAGTGATCTAATATCTGCTGCTCACACTCTACTAATGAATAAACACCTGATCTAACCTCATCAAGCAAGCCGCTTTTGGTATGCGCATCAATAGCCCACTGACTGGAGTGGTTGATAATGTCATCACTTTGATGGACAACAACCCTAAGCGCACTACCTACCTGATTAAGGTCTTTATCGGTAACTACAATGGCTAGCTCAAAAATAGGGTAATACTCCATCCCTAGCTGACCATTGGCTAACCGTCCATTCAAACCACCTGTTTCTATATCACCAAACAAAAAGTAATTGTTCATTAAAATATCCCTTAATTAATACGGCCATCTTTTATAGCGAGGCGGAGGCGGCGTTGGTGGTGGAGGTTAATCACCCTTGCGTTCTGTATCACCTTCAATAGCCTTTGCTACAGCACTTGGATGCTCACCAACAAGCAATTCACTGCCATCACTAAAATAAATATTTGTTCCAGAATCTCTATTAGATGAGTACTCCTCAAAATGCAATATTTTAGAAAGCACTACATGTTGAGGCCCAGATCGGCCATAACCACGAAAACAAGCTACCTTACTCATATTCTCTCCACTATTGAGATTGCTTATAGTCATCACACTTAACAATCTTGAAGTTAGACACCTTGCAGTGCTCAATGACTTTCATCTTGTGAAATGGCAAATGACCACATCTACGCTCTCGGTGAACGCACTTAACACACATGCCGCCCTTTGGCGCAATCGCAAAGTTACCTACTGTCATAAATCACCTATGCATGCTGATATTTGTTTGCGAAATGATTTAGCTCAATGCCTTTTTCGAGAGCCCTACGCATAATCTCAACGGTTATTATCAACTCGCTTCTGCAATGCTTAGTTATTACGTCTTGGCGAAAGTGAAGATATTCAGCTAAATCACAATTCAAATACTCTGGAAGTAATATTGTCCATGGAACGTTGGGGTTTGACTCCCTCGTCATTTTTTTGCCTTTTATTATTTTTATTACCGGCTTATTTTTACCGTGGATCTCCCAAAGCATCCAGCCATAGGGAATCTCACTTGGCTTAAGCAAACCCTTTGGGGTTACATACACTCTAAAATCCCCCATACCGGAACCAGGTTGACGCCAAGGTTTCTTTTTATCTGCCAAAAAATCGCTTCTAGATACCTTTACTTCAGCAAGTAAACTCTCACCACAAAGAGACACCCCAAGAACATCAGGTTGCTCACCAACATTAGCGGAAGTGATATTGGAAAATGAAAGTGGGTAATTCATTTTCCTTAATCTTAGGGCAACAAAATCAGCTATTTCATCGTGAGTCATTTCATTAACTAACTTCACACTCACCTCAGTATTTAAATTATTGAACTTATGGAAGCATTGCTGCTATTCATTTTGATCAGCGCCGCTTGTAAATCGGCTAGTTCTTGCTTTTTAGTCTTCCGTAACTTAGGCAAATCTTTAAGCCACTGCTCACCTTTCAGAATATTCAACTCCAATACTTGGGCGCTCGATATTGGTTGCGAATGACTTCCGAACGATGAAACAGCACCAACCTCATATTCACATTCATGCAGCCCCCACGCCCTATTCTCATCTTCATGGTGGCAACCATTTTCGCCGCCAGTAAGCTTAAGCCCACACCAAGGGCAATAATATTTAAGTGAACTGTAATCAAAGCATTCTGCCATTGCTAACGAGTCGCCTAGCTTTTTTAAAGCAATTTTTTCATCATCACTTATCTTTAATTTGAGTGATTTACTCATTAAATATCTTCCCTTTGTGAAGATGCATAAACTCACCTGTAACTACTGCCCAGATTGAGTTTAGACTGTTTGTAAATTGTTTCCTGTCTTGGTATTGTCTTGGTTTAATCGACAAATGAAAGGATTAAATACTTCCATTAAATGACTATGCCACAACTCAATAGCAGCCCTCTTCTGGTCGGCTAAGTAAGTGTGAATATAGGCTTGGTCTAACTTGGTCATAGAGTGGTTTAACATCTGCTCTGCTACCATATAGTCAATGCCTAAGTCAGCCCAACACGACCTGGCAAGCTTACGCAAATCATGCGCAGTCCATTCACCATTACTAACTTGTTTTACCATGCTATTAGCTGAACGTTCATCCAACCCGCCGGCACGATATTTATGGGGAAACAAATACACACCGCGATACCCATCAGCTAATTGATTACGCTTATGCCAATTCAATACAGTAGCCATCAAAGGAGTAATAGGGATAGTTAACTGGGCTTGAGTCTTAGTAATATCTGCTGGAATAACCAGTTTGGTATTTGCCTCATCGTAATACGCCCACTTTAATAACCTAGTTTCACCAATACGAGTGCCATAGGCCAACATGATAAATATCAGCACTGCAGCGTCGTCTTTAGCATTGCCAATGTTCGTCAGCAGCGGCAATAAATCAGTGGCCTGTAACTTAGGTGGTTTAGTTGCTATAGGGGTTGAGATAAAATCAGTAAAACTCAATGATGATAATGGATCATCACTTATCAGCTTAAGTACCGTCGCCTGCTTAAATGCCTTACGTAAAATTGCGTAGTACTGACGAACGCTACCGATGGCGTATCGCGACTGCAGTGGCCAGATTAATAGCTCATCAACTTTATGGTGGTTTAACTCACTTAACAGCACATCGCCAAGCACAGGTAATAAATGCTTACTAATAGCGCATTTTATATTACGCTTTCGCTTAATAGACAAGCTGGTATCAGATTGCGATCGAGTTAAATACCACTGCAACAAACCGCTACAACTGAGCCAGTTATTTACTTTTATATTATTTTCCTGTCTATGCTGAACACTCATTGATGGCAATCCATCCAGTATCACTTTAGCACCAACAAGCGGCCAGCTCGCAACCTTCTCCCACCTGTCCTTTCCATCTTTATACGTCACTAAGTGCCAGCTGCCTCGATTATGCAAACGAGATAAACGAAGCCTAAGCGGAAAGCGTGGGTCCCTTAATTCAGTGACAGACTTATCAGACAGCGCCCGCTTTATTGCTGAGTCGGTAAATTGGATCGTGGCAACTGTCATCAATCTAACCTTAGGTTATTGGCACTATTGTCGTAAAAGTTTGCAACGGATAGAGCTGCTCTATCTGCATCGGCTAATCCACATTTAAACAGCGCAGCAACTAGCTTTTCAATTAAATCGAACTCCCCACTAATAATGGCTTGCTGTAAGTGTACTAGCTCTGTGGTATTGGCTAAATTAATACCGGTACCGCCGCAAGAGTCACATTCATAAACATAAAACAGCGGCTTAGTATTACCCGCCCCATTACATACCGGGCAACGTGGTAAAAGCCTTATTTTTGTTTTAATGGCTTTATTACTTTGCACCAGTTGGTGAAATTGTGATGTAGATAAAACACCCTCTTTGCAGTAATGATTAAACCGTTGCATGGCTGTTGACTGACGAGCAAGAGCGTTTGTTAATCTAGTATTTAATCGCTCTAACGGTTCAATTCTATGACTATCGGCATTGCCAATAGCGCTATGATCATCAAGCTCATCCTGAATAACTCTAATCGATGAATGAACCCCACAAGCAGCCTCATGACAGCCAATAGACTCAAGCTGCTCAGCCTCTACGTTAAGTCGAACAACAAGGTCCTTAACAGTATTAATCATTACTAGCGACTCCAAAATGCTCATTTTTAATAATGTTCAGTATTTGGTACCCATAGCGCTCAGCTGCATTCACTTGGTTATACAAATCATCAACAGCATCCATATATAGATCATAAAACACTTTGCTAAATTGCTCCTGGGTAACCAAAACATTCACCATTGACGAAAACGTACCGGCTAAATTATTTGTCGTGTTTAATCTCACACCGGTGCCAGCACAATTAGGGCAACCACTGTATGCATCATAACGACGAGGTAATCGGTACCCAGTGCCATTACACGCTTTGCAGGTTCTTGAATTACATACTTCGGCAATAACCATCAACGCCAAGGCATTCGCCGCTTTTGGCTTTAAGTTTTCAGTAACAAACCTTGCCGACAATGCTGAAATCAGAGTGTTTTTCATATCGATATCATCATTCACTCTGGTTTCTAATACTCTGGCACCAATCGGAAATTTACCTTGGATCATAGCAATAACCCCTATTGCGTCATCTTTACTAAACACACCAAACCCACCCATAACGGCCGCGATATCGAGCGACTTAGGTGAAATCAAACAAAATAATCGCTCAATTGATACCATCTAAAAATCCTTATTAAGCACAAGCTTTAGCGTTGAAATAACAGATAACTAGCCGAACAATGCAATCAATGCTGCATCACGGGTATCTTCATTACTGCGCCCAGCCCAACCTGTTATCTTATTAAAATAAGCACTATTCTTTTTGGCTGCTTTTATAGGCCCACGCAGTGGTTTAACCAGCTTTACCGTTACACCATTATCTTCTAGCAGTTCTTTTATTAATCTAGCAGTGGCTTTCACTTTGCCCAGGTCTTCTGCAATGCTCATATTCACTTTCGCCGCGGACCCGCTTTGGCTGGGTGCGTGGCCAACAAACTGCAACAATGGGCTTTGTCCCTTATTAGCCTGCTTGAGCCGCTTAGGGAAAACAGGCTTTTTGTTATCCACATCCTCAAGTAGTACCGTCACCAAGCCTTGCTGATTATCTAAACCCACCACATAAGCAATCAATTCACCAAAACCAAGACTCTTAAGAAATTCAATTTTTCCATTAACGACTAAGGCCACACCACTTTTCGTCAAATCAGGGTCTATACCTATTTTCATAAACTAAACACCCCTGAACTTATTGGCCATATCATGTAAATACGTGTTGGCTAATTTTCTACCATTCACTTTGTCGCTTAAAAATAATGACTCATACTTTTCTGAAACTTGATGCTTCATCGATGCGGGGATAACCCGCATTTTCTTTAATATCCAAACAATATCTGTTTTGCCTTCGGCATTTTTCTCACCACTCCAAAACAACGGGTAATCCTTTCGCTCTAACCTATGCGGTTCTTTTTTTTGTGTAGGCGATTTAACTTCTTTAATCCCACTGTAAAAATCAGGGGAATTTTCGCTAAGTTGTTTAAGCGCCATTCTTTTTACGCCCCCTGTAACTAGGCCAGTTAAATGGCACTGCAACACTCACCGCATCTTGAACACGTTGGTAACCACGTTCACCGAGTAGCTCGTGCAACGCCTTTTGGTTTAGGTTGGTAATAAACCCTGTTGGTCTACGACCGTATAAGCGTTTATCGATAATCCGCGTTAACCAAAGCACTTCATCGGCGCTACCACGTTGTAAGCCAAGCTCATCAATTACCAGTAGCTGGGGTTTCATAAATTCAGCAATCAGCTTTTCCTCGGTTAACGATTTATCGCTGTAAGACATACGCAACCGGGCAAACAAATCCATAACGCTGATCAACACAACAGAGTAACGTTTGCGCATTAGCGCATTGGCCATCGCGCTGGCTAAATGATTTTTGCCCGTGCCTGGCGTACCCAAAAACAAAAAGCCTTTTCCGGTTGCCAATAACTCATCAAACTTATCAACATAACGCTTGGCGATATCAACGACTCGGCGCTGTTCATCATTTTCAATCACATAATTATCAAACGAGCATTCTAAAAAGTGAGTATTCAACCCACTCGAACCCATCAACTTTTCAATGACACGTTGCTGGTGAGCAGCAGCAGAAGCAATCTCAGACTGTCGTTTCTCAGCAGCAATAAGCTCGCGATCAAACGGTTTAACATTTTCTGGGCAGCCCATTTTTTTTAATAAACGGTGTAACTCAGTTGACACTGAAGGCATCGAATTCATGTTCATAGCTCCGTATTAAAATCGTTAGCAAAGTCAGCGTATGGATTGTGATCAACACTATGTGCAGGAGTGTGCAAAGGGTTAGCTTGTCGATTAACAACTTGAGGAAGTGGCGTCAGCCATGTTTTAGTTCTAATAAACTTAGTAACACCGAGTACGAATTGACCTGAAGCATTAACGCCCCAGCTTGGGTCCCGCTGTGCTGCTTGGGCTAACCACTCAATGGCGGTTTTACAATCTTGATCAGTTAGTTTTTCAGATTTCCATGCAGTCCAAGCGGCTGAATCAGATCCACCCTTGCGGTGAATGGGGTATGCTTTAAAAAAGTCATTAAACGACGATTTAGCACAAATATCTTTTTGTCTTTCTTTTGTAGTATTGTCTTTCTTTTGTGGGGGTCTAGATTGACAGGTTTTACTGTCTAAACTGACAGTGCCATTGTTCAAATTGACAGGTTTTACTGTCTGTTTAGATAGGTCGGATATGTTAGCAAGTTTAGGCTTTTTAGTGAGTTCAGGTTTACCTTCCCACTCTGACACAATGTTATTAATGCCTAACTTTTTGCCCTCTTTAATTAAAATATTACGCTTTAAAAGGCCGCCAGCAATACGAGAAATATTGTTTGCATCAATGCCTGTCATCTCTTCAATTTGGCTATACGAAATCCAATCAAGCGCTTTACCAAAGCCATAGGTTCTGCGTATCACTGATAGCAATACACGGCTTTCTCTATCGCTCAATTTTGTCATGCAGAGCTTGTCCACCAGCGTGTTAGACAGTCGTAAATAACCATCATCCAAGTCTGCTTTCACAACGACACCCCGCTCACACTCATTATTACTGCCAGCAACAGTCCTAAACGGCACTACATTGCTATTCACATCGCTATTGACGCAATCAGCTGTTCTTTGTAACATCATTAAACCTCTACGGTATTAAGCCCACGGCCTCCACAGCTCTAGTGGGCTTTCTTATTTTTGTATATTTACTAAATCGATTGAACATCCCGCCTTAACCAACAGAACAGCAATACCAGTTGAACTGGTTGTGGGGCTCGTTCTCACCACTGCGGCTATAGCATCTATTTGCTGCTCACGCGATATACGGTCAAATGCTTCTTTTTCTTCTGGTGATTCAGTGTGGATTTCAGATTGATCAAACTGCCAATCAACTCCAGTTACCTTACTCATCATCACTCTCCTTGCTAAAACTGAATGCCTTGCTCAAATAAAATGCTAAACCAATTGAAGTCACCAATCCGACTATCAACAGCCCAGCACACCCGCCAATAAGATCGAATAGCCAACTTGCGGTTGAATACTTATCAGTTAAGTGATTTGAGTTGGTCATCGCAGTTTCCCGTTTATCACTAATCGTTCATGGTCATGACGGCAATCGGCATCACAAAAATGACTATTAGGCCCAACAGGCTCAATGCAGTAATGACAAAACCCATTAAATGCCAATACAGGCTTACGCACTTGTAATGCCGCAGCAAAATGAAGATCGGCTTCTTTAGCGGCATCATCGGCAGCATCACTCATGCGGTCACCTTGACTGAAACAGCTGAATTAATGGCGGGGTTGAATTTCACGGTATTGAGCTTTGCGGTAGTCGCTTGGTTAGATGTTGGCAATTCACGCACTTGGCTGCTTACGACTGCCTTTAGTGACAACACCTCTCGAACGGTATTGGTTAACTCACGCCCAATAGATTCAAATTCATCATGAGTAATCACGCCATCAGCCCGTGATGCTCTAATCTCAGCTAACGCCATGCCCATTTGCTCACTAATTTTAAGCAGCTGATCGCTTAACTCTTCATCGCAATTAACGGCCTCTGGTAGCTTTACAAATACCCCACCACGCTGACTACACCATGCACTTAATATCCGGTCGTCATTAGCAATATCGGTAAGGTGAACAGCATCTCGCAAGTACAAATGATTACTGTCGTTCTCTGGGTTTAATTTGTTGTACATCACTCCAGGTTGTTGAAACAGCGTGTTAGCTAACTTATCAACACCGAACTCATGACCCAGCGCATGGGCCGCATAGAGAGGATCAGTACATGAAAGGGTTTTGCGCTTTAATGTGCGAGTTGTCATCAGTGTGTATATCCTTCTTAACAACGACTAGAAACGTCAATTTTGTGAGAGGGAGCTGATTCAATTGCTTTGGTTGGATGAACCGTTAGCTCACTATTTGTTAGTCGCTCAATTTGAAACGCTCGCAACTCAGGCACTTCCTCGCCCCAACCTGAAACAGATTGGCTTTTAATTTTAAGAGCAGCTGCTGTAGCCGCTGTGCCACCAAAGAATTTGATGACATCTGACTTTTTCATAAAGACCCCTAGAATGAATTCGATAAAAACTACAGAAGATGTTAGTAGGTTTTCCTACTTATGTAAACTAAAACTACGATTACAAGTTAGATCTTTTTATGTAGTCTTTCCTACGTGCAATTTGTGGAAGCTAAAGAAATGAAGAAAACAATGGGAAAGCGCATTTCTGAGCGCCGAAAAGAACTTGGGTTATCTCAAGGTGCGATTGCTGATTACATAGGTATTAACCGCGTATCAGTTAGTAACTGGGAAACTGATGGTAAAAACGGAACTTCGCCTAAGGGTGCAAACCTTATTGCCTTAACAGAAATATTAAAGTGCACTCCTGAGTGGTTGCTTAATGGTGAAGACGTAACAAGTGCACCAAATGAACCTAATGCAGAGTGGCATGCAGGTTTTGAGCTATGGGATAGCGATACACCATTAAGGGATGATGAAGTGGCACTGCCTTTTTTTAGGGAAGTTGAATTAGCTGCAGGTGATGGCTCTACATTTGTACAAGATAACCATGGCTACAAATTACGCTTTGCTAAATCTACGCTGAAAAAGAGTCACGTTGATCCGCAAAATGCGGCGTGCGTCACAGTTGCTGGAAATAGCATGCTTCCAGTACTTCGCCATGGAACTACTGTTGGCATTGATACGAGTAAAAAGACTATTATTGATGGTGAGATGTACGCTGTCGATCATGATGGAATGCTGCGAGTTAAAATGCTCTATCGCCTACCTGGTGGTGGTGTACGCATTAAAAGCTATAACAATGATGAGTTTCCAGACGAGTTTATCCAACCAGAAAAGATGCAAGACATTAATATTATAGGGTGGGTTTTTTGGTGGTCAGTACTAAACGTTTGGAATAATTGATTTTCACTGAATATAAAGGTTTATTATGTTAAGAATCATTACTCTGTCATTTATATCACTCTTGCTGAGTGGTTGTGCCACATCAGCAGTCCCATATGATAAAGCTACACTAGTTCCGCAAGAGCGCATCTTCATTGTTAGTGACAGGAACGCAACGGCCACTGTTACTATTATTCGCGATAGTGGTTTTATAGGTTCAGGTTGCTATATAGATGCATATATCAATTCAGAATTAGCGGCAATATTTGATAGAGGTGAAAAAATAACGGTAAACGTTAAGCCCGGTGAAATGTATATAGGGTCAAAAGTGTCAGGTGTAGCTTTATGTGGCAATAACAGCGTTAATTATATTGAAACAACACTTAAAAAAGGTCAGCACAAATTGTTTAGACTTTTTACGGATCAATCCGGTAACTCACAGATTATATCTGGTGGGATAATGCACTAATAATAATTAAACACATTAAGACAAGGGCTTAACCATGTTTATAGTAAGACTGGTAGTACTCATTCTTTTAACAGTCATTAGTGCTGTCTTAAGTCAATCATCGTCATTATTCACAATGTTGTTTTTTCTTTTTTCAATTGTTCTATATTTTTATCCAATGTACGAAGCCTATATTCAAAAGCAACCTGACTTTTACTCTATATTTGCCTTAAATCTATTTTTAGGCTGGACCTTAATTGGCTGGGTAGCAGCCTTGGTGTGGGCCATCAAAAGTGTTGACCCTATAAAAACAGTATCAGTTAACCAACAAGACCAGAATGTTACACCAACTCCAACATCGACCACTTCACTAGCACCGAAAACGGCAAAAAATTATGGTCAGAATGCAACTAAGGATAATGCACTTCAGGCACCAAAGGACAACGAACCACAAATACCTACCGAGCAAACTAAGCCAATAAAGCAATGCCCATACTGTGCAGAAGACATACTGCTAGCAGCAATAAAATGCAAACACTGTGGTAGTCAGATCAATTAAATAACGCATATTCAAGGAATGAAAATAAATGAGCGATAAAATAATCCGTCTTGAGATCACTGATTCGCAGTATCAAGCATTATCCAAAAAGAAACTGGCAGACGTTATTGCATTGTACGATGCTGTTAATAGCCTCACTGCCGAACACCCAGACAAAGCAAGCTTATTGAATAAATTCCTCTCAAATGAAACTGTAGACATCATCTACCATGGTGGTTCAACCCCTGGTGCCAAACGTAGAGTTGTGTTGCAAAAAATTAATGCCAATGGCACCTTCAGTGCTTTTTGCATCGAATCAGATGCTTCAAAGTCTTTCAAAATAGAAAAAGCTGAGCTTAAAGAAAAATAAAATTCATTGCAGACATGAAATAAAAATCTATTATATTGATATTTAATAATAATTTTTTAAATTCTTTAATTACAATTAAGTCATGTTTTACTGAGCGACCTGATATACTGTTATTTTATACAGTACGACTGCATGTTAAGTTTAAATATTCATAACATTTAACTTAATGATATAGTTTTAGAGTCAAAAAGCTTGATAAGGGAGAGAGGCATGAGAAAGAATAAACTACAGTTTGGTGCGCGTTTCTCTCTATTTATAGTGTCCTATTTACCACTCTTTTTTATTATGTGCTTTGTTCA